GGCAAGACCACGTTGATGAAAGAAATTCTTGGTAAGTTAAATTTCAAGCCTGAATACGAAACCAGAAAGTTAGTTCCTTATCTACGTCACGAAAACATCTATGTTCTCGGCAAGTATGAAGAGGGTGAAACCTTTTCAGGCACTGACCGCATGAGTATGGCTGTTCAACCGGAAGCGGTTAAGTTTCTAACAGAAGTTGATGATAAGTCTATCGTCCTTTTTGAAGGAGATAGGTTGTTCAATACTTCGTTCCTAGAACATTGTCTGGATAATTACGATCTGGATATTGTTTTTCTAGATACTGATCGTGAAGTAAGAGAAGAACGCTATAAGGAAAGAGGAAGTAATCAGAACGAAACTTGGCTACAAGGTCGTGAAACTAAGGTTGCTAATATCCTTTCCAATATGGTGTTAATGTTCCGTACGGAAAAGTTTAAGAACAATAACAAAGAAGAACAGAAGGATATCGTGAATCATATTATGAAGATGTTGGAGGGTTAATGAATAAGTATTTTACAAGTACCTATGATAAGATCGAAATTGCCTCGCCTAAATACAAGTATATGGAAGACAAGATTATCAAGGACTTCCATGCCTATATCGACAAGACGTATGGGCAGCATTATATGACAGAAGAGCAGAATATAGAATGTTTTGATGTTTGGTTGGCTCTAGGTGAAACCGCGCCTACCTTCCGAAACACCGCAATCAAGTATCTCTGGCGCTACGGCAAGAAAGGCGGTAGCAACAAGGACGATTTGATGAAAGTTCTTCATTACACTCTAATGATGCTCTATACCGATCATTACAGAGGTAAGAAGTGAAATTAAAGACGATAGAAGAATATAATAAGGAAAGAATGGCTTTCTTTTCCGCCGATTATCAGGTAAATACCGGTATTGGTTGTCCGCATTGTGGTGACGAAATGAAGTTAACCGAACCTAACATGCTTCTTCTTTCGAACCCACCAAGAAAAAAAGTTCATTGTGATACTTGTAAGTATACAAGTTCTATTTTAGCATAACAGAAAGGTTATATTATGGAAATTAAGATTCCTATTGAAAAGCTACGCGAGCGTAAGTTGTTTGTTGCTACTCCGATGTATGGTGGTCAGTGCGCAGGCATGTTCGCTAAGTCTTGCGCAGATTTGTCGGCTATTTGTACACAGTACGGTATTCCTCTTCAGTATTATTATCTGTTCAACGAGTCTCTTGTTACTCGTGCTCGTAATTATTGCTGCGATGAGTTCATGCGTTCAGACGCTCAGCATATGATGTTCATTGACTCTGATATCGGCTTCAATCCGCAGGACGTTATCGCTCTTATGGCTCTTCAGGCTCAGGACGAAGACAAGTACGATATCATTGGCGGTCCATATCCTAAGAAGTGTATTTCTTGGGAGAAGGTTAAGCACGCTGTTGATAAGGGTATTGCTGACGAAGACCCAAACGTGCTGGAAAAGTTCGTTGGTGATTATGTCTTTAATCCGAAGGGCGGCCAGCAGTCCATTCCTCTTAACGAGCCAGTAGAGGTTCTTGAGATCGGAACTGGATTTATGATGGTTTCTAAGAAGGCTATGACGAAGTTCCGTGATACCTATCCTCAGTATCACTATAAGCCAGATCACGTTCGTACCGAGCATTTTGACGGCACGCGTGAAATTCTTATGTTCTTCCAGGCAGAGGTTGATCCTGTTTCTAAGCGTTATCTCTCAGAAGATTATTGGTTCTGTCAGAAGGCTCAGGAAGCCGGTCTAAAGACTTGGTTCTGTCCTTGGATGAAGATGCAGCACGTTGGAACCTACATCTTTGGTGGTTCTCTTGCTGATCTTGCTACGATTGGTGTTTCTGCTACCGCTGATCCAGGTTCGCTTGGCGGTAAGAAGAATATGATGAAGTCTAAGAACAAGTAATTTGAAGGAGCTATATAATATGAAGATTGAAGTTGAAACCCTAAACGTTCTCAAGAACTTTTCGAAGATCAATCCCTCTATTCTTATTCAGGAGGGTAATGTTCTCAAGACTATTTCTCCTACCAAGTCGATCATGGCTAAGGCTCAGATCAAGACTGATTTTCCGAAGCGTTTTGCTATCTATGAGCTAGATCGTTTTCTAGCTAATCTTAGCACTTTTGAAAATCCTGATTTTGATTTCAAGGATAAGCATGTTGATCTTCTCGATGGTAGCAGCAAGCTCAAGTATGTTTATGCTGACGAGAACACGGTTATGAAGGCTCCCGATAAGGAGATTGTTCTTCCTTCTGTTGACGTTAGCTTCGTTCTGAAGGACGAAGACCTAAAGAAAGTTGAAAAGTCCGCTGGCATTAACGGTCTTCCAGAGATTGTTATTGCCGGTGACGGTAAGAAGGTCTATATTCAGGCAGCTAATACGAAGAACCCATCTGGAACGATGTACTCTGTTGAGATCGGTGAGACTGATAAGACTTTCCGTGCTATCTTTAAGGCAGAGAATATCAAGATCATTCCAGGTGATTATCAGGTTAGCATTTCTTCAAAGGGCATCTCGCACTTTGTTGGTAAGGAAGTCGAATATTACATTGCCATTGAGGCTACTTCGACGTTCTAATTGAAGGGGGTTCATCCCCCTTCTTTCTTTTTATTATGATGAGGTTATGATGAACGAAGACTTTTTGTGGGTAGAGAAATATCGTCCGAAAACGATTCAAGATACAATCCTACCTTGTGAACTGAAAGAGACTTTTCAGAAGTTTGTAGATAACGATAATATCCCTAATCTAATTCTATCAGGAACGGCTGGTGTTGGTAAGACGACAGTAGCTCGTGCCATGCTTGAGCAGTTAGGTTGCGACTATATCGTAATCAATGGGTCTATGAATGGAAACATCGACACGCTACGTAATGACATCCTCAACTTCGCCTCTAGCGTTTCGCTATCTGGTGGTAGGAAATACGTTATTCTTGACGAAGCGGATTACCTCAACGCTAACTCTACGCAGCCAGCGCTCCGCAACTTCATGGAAGAGTTCAGCCGAAATTGCGGTTTCATCCTCACCTGTAACTTTAAAAACCGAATCATTGAGCCCCTTCATTCACGTTGTTCTGTAATTGACTTTAAGATCAGCAAGAAGGCTATGGCCAAACTTGCTACTCAGTTCTTCAAGCGAGTTCAGTTTATTCTCAACGCAGAGCGTATTGAGTTCGATCCTAAAGTTGTCGCAGAAGTAATCAATAAGCACTTCCCAGATTGGCGTCGTGTTCTTAATGAACTACAGCGCTATTCTGCTACAGGTAAGATTGATACGGGTATTCTTGTCAATCTACAGGAAACCTCTATTAAGGAACTGCTTTCTCTGCTAGAAGATAAGAATTACACGGAAGTGTGTCGTTGGGTTAAGTCTAATATGGACACTGACGTTAACGACCTATATAATCAGTTCTATCAGGTATCAAACGAAGCCTTTACTAAGATGGGCGCTGCTCAGCTAGTTCTTCATCTAGCTCGATATCAGTATCAGAACGCATTTTCGGCTAATCCAGAGATTAACTTTCTGGCCTTTCTCGTTGAAGTTATGAAAGATTGTGAGTTCGCCTGATGACAAAGCTTCTTAATGTTCTTATGGAGGAACGTGATGAAAAAGTAGCTGTTGGTTTCTTCGGAAACTGGGCTAAGCACGCTGCTGAGACTAAAAAGAAGCCAGCTTACGACTGGCGTTATGAGAACAGTATTCTCAATGGAGCTAGGGTGGAGGTTGACGGAGAGTATTCTCAGTGGAGAACTAATTCCGTCCTAGCTAAACATAAAGATGTAGTGCCTTTCGTTAACGAAATGAATATTAACTATCATGTCACCAACGATATGCACTACACTTATATGTATAATGCCGTTCGTAAGTATAAACGAGGCTATAATAAAGGCGAAACAAAACAGGAGAAAGCAGCCAGAGAGAAGGAAGCAGAACTTATTTCATTGGTTTCTAATTATTATAAATATAATATTGTTCGGGCAAAAGAGGCTTTACGTATTCTTACTGACGAACAGATCAATGAAATAAGAAATAAACAAGAAAAAGGTGGAGTAAAATGAATGATTTGTTGGATTCTCTAGTTGAAGTGAGGTTTGCCGAAGAAGAAGATTTTCTAAAGATCAAAGAAACTTTAACTCGCATTGGTGTGGCCTCTCGTAAGGAAAGAAAGTTATATCAGTCTTGTCATATTTTTCATAAGCAAGGCAAATATTACATTGTTCATTTTAAGGAAATGTTTTTGTTAGACGGTAAGCCCTCTAATTTTTCAGACGAAGATAAGGGACGCCGCAATAAAATTATTCAGTTACTACAGGAATGGGGCTTGCTTAAAGTTGTAGAGCCTAGTATGATCGCAGAACCTCTGGCATCAATGAGTCAGATCAAGATCATTAATCACAAAGAAAAGAATGAGTGGACTTTAGAAGCGAAATATAATATAGGTCGCAAGAAGAAGTAATTGAAAGGAATATATTATGTGGCCATTTAAGATTGAAAAGAAGCCTCTTTCTAGCGCTGAAGAGAAGTTAGAACTTATCAGAAACATCTTGTTTCCTCCGCCAAAGCTAGATGAAAGTTATGATGAATCAGGAAAGCAACATAAGTGGCAGGTTGATTATTCCGCCGATATGAACTTGTATGCTGCTTCTATTGATATTCAAGAAGGACATGCGGATCAGGCAGTTCTTAATACAGTTAATGATGTTCACGATAGACTAATGAAAGTTCGTGATATACTTGAGGAATATATGGAACTAAGTAAGGAAGCAGACTACATTGTGGTCGAAAACCTGAAGGAAGAACCAGATGTCGAACCTGGAAGATGAGTTTCTGAAACTATTAGAAAAATTAATAGACGCTAGATACAAGTATCTCAAAGAGAAAGATTATGAGAACTATACATATGCTAGCAAGATAAAAGCAGAAAATTATCTTCCGGTGGTCGAAGAATTTAGAGAATTTTTTAAAAAACAGCTTTACTTAGAGGATGATAAGGACTAATATATACCTATAAGTAAAGGAGAGCGACGATGGATAGAATATATCTTCAGGCTCAGGATATTTCCGGTAACTGGACTACATATAATGTTACCGAAAACAGTTCCCTTCTGATCATTCAAGGGATGCGTCATCTACAGTGGCAGTTTCCGGATCGCCGGATTAGGGCTGTTGATGATTACGGTAGAGTGGTCGATATTTTGTAATTAGGAGATTGAATATATAATGAAGACTCAGACTGAACGTGTTATTAATGCATTGGTTACGAAGCGTCAGGCTCTAACTGCTAAGCAGATTTCTTCTCGCTTTGGTGCGGCTAACCCTCATGGGCTAGTCTATAGCCTCCGCAAGAAGGGTTTTAAGATTGAGCTAGTCACTACGGCTAACTCCCGTGGTGTTGAGACATCAAAGTATACCTACGTAGGTTAAGTTATAAGAGTGCCTTCCAACGGTAATGCGTGCACAGTAGGTTTTCTGTTATCCTGCGGAAGAAAAACAGACAGAATTTGGTTTTCGTGGGTCCGAGCGAAAGATCGCAAGACCCTAATTGGAGAGGGAGAGCACCACCCTTGGCAAGATGTCGCCCGATAATGGGGAGTTCCGGCGCAACCGGTGAAAGACTGACCCAAGGGGAGCCGGTCACTACGGTAGACTTAATAAAGGCTCTCAAACGGATTCCAATACCCACGAAATAAAGTTTAGCGGGTGGGAGGTATAGTATCTTGTCGGTTTCATACGCCGATAGAAGTGGGGGCAGTTCCCACACCCGCTTCCAAGACGCCCTAACAAGAGTAAACGAGACAACTTGTGAACTAGGACTGCTGGTAAAACCGATAAATTTCTTCTCAGAATGTGCAGGACTAGAGGGCTACTATATAGAAGGGAAACAACGTGGCATCAACTTACTATAAGTGTAACAAGTGTTCACGTATCACTACTTCCTATCCTCTAGGGTGCCATAGATCGGATTGCCCAGTTAAGAGAGATTGGTATAGTGATGTGTTTTCCGGAATTATCTTCGTGGTGTTTATCTTGGGTGGATACTTCTATTATCTAGCCCATATAGGTAAACCACACTGATATATTCCCTGATGGCGCAGCGGTAGCGCAGGTGACTGTTAATCACTTGGTCGGTGGTTCGAATCCATCTCAGGGAGCCAATATAGACTGTCACGCTTTTTATAGCGCACCAGATAGTCGGGGGTTAGACGCCATAAATAGTCTCGTGAGGGTCAAGGTTAGCCCTCAACTTATTTTGGAGAGTGGAATGAAGAAGACAATCCTAGCGCTGCTAGCAGTTACGTGTTTAATGTTAACCACTCCAGCGAACGCTTGGTATCGAGGCGTTGGTGGTTGGACTTATGGTCGTGGTTATTATGGAGGCGGTTACTATGGCGGAGGTTATGGTGCTGCTGTCGGTGCTATGGCCGGTGCTGCTTTGCTCGGCGGAGTGATAGGTGGTCTTGCTTATGGAGGCGGATATGGATACGGTTATGGCCCTTATGTTCCTTATGGTGGCTATCCTGCTTGCGTGCCGCGTCCTATATATGATGCGTGGGGTAGGACAATCGGCTATGCTGCGTGCTAGTTTTGTCTTCCTTCTCTTGATATTATCCGGCGCTGCATTCGCCGGTCAGGGAAGAATATCAGTTTGTAACAACTGTAAGATCACATATCAGAACGCTAATGTGGTCAAGAAAGTAGTAGTGGTGCCTCCGGTTCCTGTAGTTCCAGTTCCGGTAGCTCCTGTAGTTAGTTATGAAGTTGTTGGTGCTATGCCTATGGGTCCTGGTCCAATTACTTCTACAGTTCAAGTTCCGGTTTACGGTCCAGTTCAAGTTGCTCCTAGACAATCTTGCGCTTGGTATGTAGACCAGTATGATGTGTTAGGATATCTTTTCGGTAATCCTGACTTAGTTCAAAGTTGCGTGTATTACTAAGGTTAAGCTGGCGTAGCTCAGACGGTAGAGCAACGGATTTGTAACCCGTAGGTCGGGAGTTCGACTCTCTCCGCCAGCACCATTATCAGAGGACGGATCGTCTGAAATAGCCTCTGCCCGCCTAACGGTCCACGCGCAATGCGAGATAAAGAAGTGGTTGACGAGTTTTATTTTAAGGAAGGTATTATATGTCTCTTAAAGCTCAAGCTATTTTTCGGATTGTTGTTTTCTTCCTGCTAATGGTTGTAGCAGGATTTGTGTTGTCTGACTTCAACATTCTCGGCTAATTCTATATGCGGGTATAGCTCAGCGGTAGAGCGTCTGCCTTCCAAGCAGAATGTCGTGAGTTCGATCCTCATTGCCCGCTCCAACATTCTTTGAAATATTATGATTACCAATCGTGATGAAAAGTATATGGCCTTCACTCGAAGAATGGCCATTCAGAATAACAATTCCCAGAACCGCGCTAAACTGGCAGCTAGTCTCGTTATCCGTAACGAGATTATTTCTGTTGGCTATAACTCTTACAAGACCCATCCTCTTCAGAAGAAGTTCTCAAAGAACATAGAGGCTATCTTTAAGCACGCAGAGGTGGATTGTATCATTAATGCTCTGCGACATGTAGACGCTGATGATCTTTCGAAAGCTACACTCTACATTCATAGAGTCAAGAAGCTAACGAAAGATCATCTAGATTGGTCTGATGGATATTCTGAGCCTTGCTGTGGTTGTAAGCAAGCTATTGATCATTTCAAGATCAAGCGGGTGGTTTATTCAACCGACCAAGATAATAACTATTCTTTGTTATGAGGTAAACATCTCGAATACGGTATCAACGTATTCAGATTTGTCCTTGACAAACAACTGTGGGTCTTCGTTCTCAACAGCGATCATAATAACGATCTGAGGAATCTTTATCTTATAAATCCACTCAAACATCATAGCGTAGCATGTTGACTGGATAAAGTAGTTCTGAATCCATTCTTCCTTTTTGAATTTCCTAGAAGTCTTATAATCTATTACCGAGGCTACGCCTTTAAACTCGGCTACTAGATCGGTTCTTCCCGCCGTTCTAAGGACTCTAGAATAGAGGGGAAGCTCTACCCCTAGAATATTATCTACGTTACTGTCGAGCAACGGGCGAAGCGTTTTAAAGGCGTCTAGGCTGGACGGCATAGAGCCTTTTTGATAATCCTCTTTGTTCAGAATATAGTTTTCACAAATAGAATGAACAGCCGTTCCTCTGTTAGCCGCTTGTGTTGATATCTTCTTAGCTTCGTCTTCACCAACTCGCTTTCTCCATTCCAGCAGAGCGGTCTTGTCACTCTTCTCGCTAATAACAGAAGTTACCGAACGGAATTTTGATCCGTCCGGCAACACATAGTAACGAGTTCCGTCAATATTCTGAGTTGTGATATTATCAATCTCAGCGACGAAGTTATGTTTGAAAATCTTTCTCATAAAACGTCCATAGTGAACAATGCTCTGACTGGCATATATGAAGGTATCTCGTTTCTAGCGAATACCACATAACCGAAGTCGCCTTCTTGAAGAACTGCCTTCATAGAAGTTCCTGTGGTCCATACATCATCTACTACTAAGCGATATGTAATCACACCTTCTTTCTTTTCACAATATTTCTGAAGAGCAGCAGCAAGTTTGTTACCGCCTCTAGGAATACCTACAACTTCATGAAACATAATGCGATCTGAAATCATCTTGGCAAGACACTCCCAATCGTCATCAGTTAAAGCATCACATTCGATTTTCCAATCCAGAGAATGACCGGCGTGAGAAGTGAACTTGCCAAGCTGAAATAAACTCATACTACGATCCTCATCTTATCCTTAAGAATGATATATTCCTTAACCAGAGCAGAACGAACGATATCATTAGCATCAAATTCGATTAGGTTAAACGATCTCATATTCTTAACGACTCTCATGAAGTCGGTCAAGCCGTTCTTTTCGTGTTCTCTAGTAAAGTCTGATTGTCTAAAGTCTCCACAAAATATTACCTTACAGTTATGACCAACACGGGTGATAACTGAATCCAGTTCGTGAAGGGTGGCGTTCTGCATCTCGTCTACGATGACAATACAATCATTAAGAGTAATGCCACGAATAAAAGATGTAGAAATAAACTCAACAATATTCTTGTTTTTAAGGTAGTCGTATGCGTCTCCCCTTCCAAACAACTCAGAACATATTGCGTAATAAGGCGCTTCATATACTTTCGTTTTCTCTTTGGAATTACCAGGAAGGAAGCCCATATCTCTGGTCGGAACTACAGTTCTAACAATAACAATCTTTTTAAATAAACAATCTGGATCATTAAGAATCTGCTTCAAGGACAAATACATAGCCATAAAGGATTTACCCGTTCCGGCAATACCATGAAGCATTAGGTTCTTATCATGAGCAAACGAATTAAACGCAACTCTTTGATTATCAGTTAATGGATCAAAATGCTTTAAATTGAAATTAAGCTTTTCTTGTTGATTCTCTCTTGGGTGTTTTCCTTGTTGGCGAAGAAGTCTTTTTTCTTTTCTTGTTAGTCTTTTTGTTGTTGGGATTTCTTCTTCCATATTACCTCTACTAGAATGTGTTAATGGTTGACCTCGTAATACCTCTCTGTGATTCTTTCTTAATATTTTTGAGAAGATCACGGAAGCCTTGATCGGGCTTAGCCATGCCTCTTCCAGAATGAATCATAGGTGCGCCATTAACTAACTGAGTGATGTTAGGGTTTTCGTTCAAATATACGTCAAGCTCCGAAATTGACATAAAGCTTTCATACTCTTCGCCAGTCTCATTGTTTAAAAATCTATAGGTAGGCATCAGGTTCCTCTTTAGGAGTTTGGTTTACGATCTTTGGCCAAGTGGTTGCGTCTCGATACACCACTGGCTTAATGTTGTCATATTTCTTATTATTAAGAGCCACGTTTAGATGACTGCATATAGCTCTCCACTGACTATCAGTAGGAGCTTGGCCGTTGATCTCCGCAAAACCTTGTAACCAATAACAAAACTGTAAAGGGTCCATCAGTCGTCATCCTCAATAACGTGCGAGCGAGTAGTTCCATCCCATGGAGCAAAATCCTCGTCGTCTTCCTCTTCTTCCATAAGGACAGAAATGTCAAGCGTCTTTAATGCACGCTCAACTCTCTTAGCCTTGCGCTTGTTTTCACGCTCACGCGGATCATCTTGAAATTCTTCGTTATCTGAATAATCGTTCTTGCGAAACTTCTTAATTGCTGACTTGCTCATTCTGCGATTAACCCTGGTAGACCTTCCTTAACGTGTTGTAGTGTAATGCCAAGAAATGGCATCTTCTTGTCCTTAATTGCACAAAGAAGCTTTGCGTCGTCTGGAGCTACACGCTCAAGTAGCTCAACAAACATTGTCTCTCGTTTTGTCTGATTTAGATTATCATAGAAGCCCTTGATGAAATACTTTAGCTTCTCACAATCCTTAACAAGAACGTGCTCTTGATCAACTAGCTCGTTTGGCTTATACGGAGGCTCACCTTCTGGAAGTAACCAAACAACATTAGGATCGAAAGCACCCTGTAGAATGATACGTAGAGGAAGGCTGTCATTAGCCTTTAGAGCATCAATCTTTTCCTGTGTCTTCTTAAGCTTAGATACCTTTAGTAAAAATTCATAAAGCCCGATTTGC